GTCCGATCGTCCTCCAACCTGGAATAGCTTGGTACCTTTTTTGTGAATTGATTTAGCGATAGCATAAGCCGCGCCTGGTATCCCTTTGGCTTGCGCCCACTCTTTAATTGCATTAACAAACTCTTGCGAAGGTTTGGTATATTGAGGTGTGGCCTTACGCCCAGTTTCAACTACGTTAAAGAAAGGTTTACCAATAACTCGCAATACTTGTTTATCGGTTGTCTAGGTCACCTCGAATCTTAACGACCGCGATGTTTTACCAGTGGCGTTAGTTCCTGTTGATGCAAGGTTCTGCCTGATCTGATCTACAATCGAAGTTCCGTTCTGGCTCAATATAGCAAGCACATCAACAACCAAGGCCGCAATAGTTAAAGTCGTCTGAAACCGTTAAAGAAAAGTTCATGAAATATCCGGTTAGAATGTCGGCCGTAGTTTTAACAAAAGGTTGCTGACTCATTCCGGTTAGAATAATGTCATCACTGTTAAGGCATTGAGTGGCGGCGTAAAAGTTAAGCTTATTAAAATAGCTATCGGCCAAAGCGTTCATCTCATCAAGTATCAAAGCGTATTCATCCTGTCCTGAATCCTCTTTATCCAATTGGTAAAAGGCTAATTGAACTTGATAGACCTTTGAGAAGTTGGTGACGTTGTTGACCGTGTATGAAGCTGATGCGATTAGAAGGGCTGATGAAATGAAGGGGTATTTCTTATCTCGTAACTGGTTGAAGTCTGATGTACGTCCGTAGTCAAATTGAATATTATCTCCCAATGATTTGGCAGTATCCTCTAATAGCAACCTAATCCCTTTATGACTCACGGAATCAAAAATAGATTATTTCTTTCGCATAATCAATTTATGGTATTCGGCTTGGTGGTAAGATTCCCAGGCTAAGTAAATATGTTTAAACCAGAATACCCGCGCTGGCCAGCCGTACAAAGTTTCTTCTGGTACTCCGATGGCCCTGGATACCCGGTCTATCGTCGCATACGAGCCGAACTTTTTGTGGAATTCCTGGAAACCGGCTTCGATTTCTTCCGCTTCTGGGTTGTACTCTGGGAGGTTTTTGCTGTGCCACTCGATAAGTTCAACAGCTTTATCAAAAAAAAACTTCCTAAGCTTATAACTTCTAAGGCCGGTAGTTCGCGAATCTCGGGTACCATAGCCATCGCCTTTTGGTAGGAGTATTCCCCGTCCCTGATAGCCTGTAGGTAGATAGCAAGATACTGAGGGAAGGATTCTGTGACCGAGAGAATGTCTTTGGCGTTTGACATGATCTTTCTCATGTCCTCAAACTGGTCTAAACGCTTGAATTGAACGTTAAACTGGCCTTTTGAGTCTAATGGGATAGTGTATTTACCTATTTTGGATACTGATTCAGGGATAACCGGGGGTATTGAGATGAATTTAACAGCTTCTAGTACTGATTCTAGTCCTATAATCTCTGCCTTTTTGATAATCTCATAATCGATGCCTGTGCAGAGACTGACCAGTTGTAAATAATCGTCCTTTAATTTCTGAATTTGTAAATACTGGTTGAATATAAGGTCATTCCACGTGGAACAAACTTGAACCTTCTTACCGTTTAGTTTAAATTGTATCATCGATCATGTATTATGCTTTATGGAAACTAGAGTGAGACCTTCCGGAATGGTGTTTTTTATAGAACTTACTTAAGACATACCTGAGGCAGTCAATTAAGTGGTTAAACTCATCGATTGGTTGATCTGTCTTCTTACCCTTGTGTGTCATCCATTGGTAATGATTAAGCTCTTTTTTAAGATTATGACTGTTTTTGGTCACATGGATTTTGAATTCCTTTATCGTTGTAGTCCCAAAAGAAATACTATCAGGACCCTTAATCGCCTCAATTGCGTTCATCCCGTGCCCCTTCAAATCCTTTATTGACCTGGGTTCTGCGCTATCCCATACATATGGTCTCTTAATATCAAATTTAAAAATTTTTACGTTATCTACAATCTGTGAGTTGGTGGGATCTGTTTCATCGTACATAACCTCGTTTAGATAAAGGTTCTTGTTATGCCACATGACCTCTAAAATAGCCGTAGGGAATCCAAAGTCACCGCCGAAATACTGGGTATAATATGGCATTTCATCAATCTCTGACCATTCAGGGAAGATTAAAAGGTCTTTAGGGGCTTTGGGTTCCTGCTGATAAAGAGAATTGAAAGTAACTGGGGTTGTGTCCTCAATCTTTTGGATCCGCTCTAGACTATGCTTTTCGGGCCAAAGGGCTTCACCTATTTGCCTGGGGTCGTCAGGTGATTCCCTTTTCTTTATTGCTGGAAATCTGACTACCTCCCAATCGTGATCTCGCTTTAGTATCCTTCCGGCCAAATCATCTTCATCCCACCTGGTCATGATGACCAATTGCTTGGATTCGTTGTGTAAACGAGTCTCAAATACATCAGTGTACCATGACCAAACCTTTTCACGTATAGTTCCACTCATAGCCTCCTGTCGGTCTTTGAATGGGTCATCAATGATGCCTATGTCAACCGGAGTTCCTGTTAGTGATCCTCCTACTCCTACAGTTTTAACGAATCCGGTATGCCCTATTATCTCAAAAGTCTCTGAATTGCGTAGAAAAGTGTTCTTTGAAGGGTTTATCGCGCTGTTTTCATTCAATGAAGTCTCAGGGAATATCTGATAGTATATCGGATCGTCTATAATCCTCTGAATATCCCGGTTAAAGTTGCTGGCTATCGTGGCTGAGTAGGAACATATGGCAATTTTTAGGTTGGGATTAAGGCCAAGTATGTAGGCCGGGAATCTACGTGTCGAAAGTTCGCTCTTACCGTGCTGAGGAGGTACGAAGATCATTAGTTTTTTGATCTTACCCTGTGCAAACTGGCTTAGTTTGTCACATATAGCGTAATGATGCCAGTTAAAGTGATAGTCAGGCTTTGTATATGTTATGAAGTCAGAAAAATTACGCCTGGCTAGTTCCGCTCTTGCGTTGTATTTCAGCAAGGATTCGTAATTCGTCGTCTGTGAGCTTGCTTGCGTCAATACGTTCGTCTTTAAGAGTTGTTTTCTGGTCTATCTCCTGTCTGTCTGTCCATCCAAAGTTCTTTAATGCGAATATAGCTCCTGTGGTATTGCCTACCTGTAGCATTTCCTCATAGTGTTGTTCAATGAAAAGCCTAGTCTTTTTTATTGTGTAAGCAAATTCCTGTTTTAGCTCGTAATCATAGAATGATTGACGGCTTTCAAAGCCTATGTAATGAGCTAACCCTGAGATTGTTGGCACCTCAACCTCTAATACGTAATTGTTTGGCGCCTTCCCTATAACAACCTTCTTCACGGTTACACCATCTTGGAAGTAACTATCAATCATTTTCTGTAGGTCTTCTACAGTTTCAAATAGTGGCGGTCTCCCTGCTGGCATACGTGCAATTTAAATATTTTTAAGTATTAATCCCATTAACTCAAATGTTCTGTTCTCGGTAGATGCCGACTTAATACATTTTTCAGCCTCTTCCTTGGAAAATATATGAGTTTTAAAGATTGACCTTTGGCCGGTCCATCTGTTCTTTTCAATTACACAATACTCCTGGGCTTCTCTCAGCCTCTTGTTCTCCTCCTCTAGTTCCTTGATTTTATTTCCTCTCCATTCTGCTGCGTTCTTAGCTAAGACATATTTGGTATCTCGCCAATCTTTTACCTCCTCCTCCAGTTCGGTTATCCTGGACTGCTTGGCTGAAAGCTCGGATTCACAAAGTTTCCTTTCCTCTGTGATCCAATAAACTAACGCGTCATATCTATCAACTGTAGATGGTGGATATTTACTTTCATCGACCGGATATTCCATATCACAATCTTTGGCGGCAATCCGTTCTATTCTTTCTTTCTCTTCCATAGTATGCGCTAGATTTTAGGCTCGTTAGGTAAATTAGTCCAGAACTTAATATCACTAAATGGTACTATTTTCGGCCCACCCCAAGTCATAACATGCCATCCACTAGCAGATAAATAAGCTCTAGTAGTAAAATGTTGATTATGAACTGTATGCGCGACAAGTATGTTTTTAAGTGATTCCGGCAATCGATCTTTAACGCTTATCCATTCTGTTTCCATCCTTTTAGGGTTTGTCGTTTAGAATATCCTTAACCTCATTAACTAACATCGATATAGTGGTACTACTGAGTGTGTTTAAATTATGGTGAACCATCATTTCTGTCCATGAATCAAATCCATGCTTCTTAGCTACCCGATCCTTAGCGTTCTGAAATGTTGTGTTGTTACTCATGGTCAAAAAGTTTTAAAAAGGGTGTGTCCTAGTGAACTAGACGAACCGGGCCGAAGCCAAGTGCGGGTAACTCTCCCGCGTCCCACCCTGATCTTGAATGCCTTTTTAAATCAGTTCTATCGGGCTGGCATACGTTCCGTCATAATACCTATCGCGTCCCTGCCAAACCCTTTAGAACCTTTTACCTAAACCTACCTGCGCTCCAGAACGTCTTTCGTGGAGTTTTAAAATTGCCTGAGTCAACCAACAGGCACCCTCTTCTTATGAAAATTGCTAGTTTTTAACCAAACATGAGATTCTCTAGAGACGTCTTCTCTGGAGTGTGTTGACTTTTAAAGAACTAATGTATCGCCATTGCTCAGGCTGAACTGACTGTCCGTTATTACCGTGGCTATGGTCTTTATTTCGGTTACTACTCTGTCTTTGTCGAATCCCCAATCCCTGTTTGTTAGGATTTTCTCCAGCTTATTGCGCGCTTCTGTTGGGTCTTCAGCCACCGCGAAGAATGTACCTAAACCGCAACTTAGTCTGTATAGTGTCATTTCTTTGCTTTTAGCTGTTTTAACCCTATTGCTACACAGTTTTTTAGCATGAATTCCCGGTGTTTTATATAAAGGAAATCAATGTATTGAGCCTTATCACCGTACTTTTCATGCTCTTCCCTGGTTAACGCCATTAGGTTTTCAATCACATCTTTTGACCCCGTTGGATCGCCTCCCATGCCCTTGCAGAATATGTGGTGGACATCATTCGCGCGCTCACCGGATAACTCGCTGGGTATGAAATCTGTCATCCCGTAGCCAAATGCCTCCATATAAATTTGCGTGTGTCGCCTCATAGTGTCTTTTGTCTTGTTTGGGTGGAGTTCATGAAATTCTCAATTCTTTATCTGTTATATTCGGATAATGCCACCTGTTCTTTACTGGCTTGAACATGCGAATGCAGCGCCTTTCGTAATAATCAAGATGCATTGCGTTGCATTCAATAAATCTAAAAGAGTCGAAATTATTAACTGACTTTTGGGATGTGATCCTTGTCCTTAGATCCGTTGTTTTGCCAATATAGGTTAGCACACCATCAGTAAATAGAAAGTAGATTGCCGATAATCTGTTCCGGTCAATCTCTTTGTTCACCGCATTGGTTAGCCTTGGTAACAATTTCCTCATTTCATATCCAATTCAAAAACAATTTGACCATTTAAAGAGCGCTGATTGTCGGCGGCTCTCTTCTCTACTGCCTTCGCAATCTTTAAAGGAAGCCTCAAAAGCAGCTTTTTTTCCTCTTTTTTACCTGTTTTTGCCATTCTGTTTGAAATTATACCCAAATGTACCGTAATATTATTCGAATATCCAAACGGTATCAAAAATAAATATTAAAAAAAGATTGTGTGATACTTGCGCGGTATCACTTTAATATCGTACCTATGCATTATCAAACTGAAACAGACTATGAAACCTTCCACTAAAAAACTAATCGCCCTAGACAACTTCTTGGCTCCCCGTATTGACATCGCTGTGTGGTGTTACGTGGGTATCTCCTTCTTTTTAATTTTAGCAACTATTTTAAGATGAAAAAGAAAACACAAATCGGATTTAGAGTTTCGATAGAAATTGTCTGCGAAACCGAACAGGAGATTTTAACACATCTTTCTGTCATTCGTGCGGCTGTTAAAAAGCAGTTGAAAAAAGATGGTGACGAGTTTCTTAAAGATAAGATATTCGAAGACTCAAATTGCTACGGTGAACATACTGCAATCATTAGACTTGACTACCAATGACCCTAGACGAAATCAAAACCCTTCCCCTCGAAGAACTTGAGGGAATTTATACGGCTACTTTTGGAATATTTCCGCACAAAGGTAAAACGAGAGAAAGCTTTATCGCTCTCTTTGAAAAGCATTTAGGATTCGGTAGAGAGATCAAACCGGCTATAAAATGGAATACGTAAACTAAATTTTATGAATAGAAATGCAATCATTGTAGACATTGACGGAACGCTGGCGAAGATGACAGGCCGTGGACCTTTTGAATGGGAACGAGTTGGTGAGGACCGAGTGAACGAGCCTATCAGAAAGATAGTGGCCATGTTCCACAGTATCGGGACTCACATTATCATCTTCTCAGGCCGTGACGGTGTGTGCCGCCCTCAAACAACATCTTGGTTAATCACTAATAGGATACCGTTCCACGACCTTTACATGCGTCCGGCTGGCAATAACGAAAAGGATTCAATCATTAAGCGCCGTCT